ACCCTGCATCACAAGACATTCAGCCATGAACCTGTCCTTATCAGCACGAGGTTTACCGCTTGGTGTCTCTGTTACCGTTATCGTAATATCATGCTCACCCTTACCCTGTTTATGTTCACGGTATAAACCGTAACATTTACCAGCTGCTTGTTTCTGATTTAACCCCTCGTTTTTCATCACATACGGTATACAACGAGAGACATACTCCTGTTCACTCTCACCACTTTTAACACTTGGAATAAAAACCATTCCCCCTCTTTTTTTTATAACCATAATTTTTTACGAGCGTTAACCTCAAGTTCTTTGTCCATTATCTCAACCCATTTCTCATGTTGAAGCTTAGGAACAAAGATTTCTTCCTCACTGCTCATATCATACGAATTGATTAAACCCTTATCACGTAATTCCTTCGTCTTATTCTTTGATTCTGTCCATGTCGGACAATACCATTTACTCGGCTCACGATAATACGTTGTTAATGATTCTTGTAATTCTTTATCATCACATATGTTTTTTATGAGCCAGAAGAACGGGTCACGATACGCGGTATCCTTATAGCAAACCCAGAGTAAGAAACTACCGAAATCACGGATGATGGTCGTATGATGTTTTGTTTTCATATACTCAGATGCTTCTAACAACTGTTTGTACATCCTGCGTACAACAGGGTTGGAACAGTTCCTTAAGTCATCCTGTATCGCTTCCATGACCGTCTTATTCTCTTTTATCTCTAACTGATATTTATCCGCGTTACGTTGCAACTCTCGTTGCGCGAGCCACATGATAAGACGCATCTTAGTCTTACTAATATCCATGCCTGGTATATCCATAGTTTTTATTCCTCTGCTATAATATTATCGAAAATTGTCTCAAGTTTCATGTTGTCTTTCGGTGTATGTGTTAACTCAGTAATCTGCTCTAATAACTCTGCATCTGTGTACTTATATTTTGTTCGTAGTTGCGACCAGAGGAAACGAGTAGCTCGCATTAACGCCGCACCAAGTTCATCACCACGATGTTGACGTTGACCCTCGATGCTTTTAATTTGCGTGTCAAGCGTGTTAAGTGCATCATAATGTTGTTTGATGATGTCGTTCTTGTTGCTCGCTCGTAGTTGTACGAAACCCTTACCGAATGGTATAAGGATGTCGCTTATCTTGAACTTACTCTCAGTTTTAAGATCATGGATAACACTGAGTAGGTTACGACGGTTCTGTTGCAGTTCTTCCTCTTGTTTACGTAATGCTGCGTATTCGTTATGTCGTTGGTTGAGTTCCACCATTATTTGTGCGCCGACTTCGTTGAACGGTTCAAAAACTGGTTGTTTGTTGTTTTTTTGTTTCTGCATGTTTCACACAACCCTAACCGTATCGACCAATAGTTTATTCCTTCTATACCGTATCGTGTTTTGCATTGTTGACATATCAACTTATTCCCCAATGGTTTTCTTTTTTTTATCTTCTATCTGTCGTTGTAGCTCATGGTACTCTGTCATGGTTAGTTGCACGTCACCACCGTAATCATCGGTTATCTCCATTGTCTCATCGTCGATGAACTCAACGGTTGGGCAGCAGGCTCTTGGTCTACCACAAAGACTTATTTTTGTCATAACTTTTTCTCCTTTTCTTTCTTTTTATTGTAAAGATATGCTTTACACCATACAAGGTCACTTATGGGTACAGTATCGCATCGTGGGCAGACGAGAGTGTCTAGGAAGAAACCCATGTCGCCTTTACAAATGGGGCAGATGCATTGTTCTTCCTTGTTGATTTGTTCTCTGTTCGTCATGCTCTCAACATTTTCATAAATATGTTAATATCTTTTACTTGCATCCCATCGATGATAACCACCGGATAATCATTGTATAAATGCATGACATCCTCTTTCTCCTTGTAATCCCATCCTTTCTTTGTCAACAATCTTTTGAGTGTCTTACATTTACTACAAGTTGGTAACGTGTAAATAATGACTTCACTCATTCTTCCACAGTTAGTTGTTTGTTGAAATAATCAATGATACGGTTAATATTATGGTATAACGCGCTTCGCAGGTATGGTCTATATGAAGGGTATTTACCTGAACTGCTCGTGTACGTGAATGGTGACTCGGGTGTACCAGCTTCCATGTACATCGTCCCGTACTCCACATAATCAGCGTAGGATGCTGTTGCGGCTATCTCCTGCGTAAAGTTACTGATACGGTGGTGTGTGATACTATGCATGAGACGACCAGTCTTAACGGGACACATCCTTTTAGCCTCACCCTCAACAAGTATAGATCCTTGTTCCATGATACGACCTATCTTTTGTTCACTCACTAGGTTCTCGAAATCATGCTGGATATCTTCCACGCCATCTATCTCGAAACGCAGTTTCATATTTTTAGAACCCCCTGTCGACCACAGGGTAAATTGTGCAAAGACAGTTCGGATGCAAAGGTGGTTGTTCATCACCCCAGTCAAAGACCTCACCATGCCTATCGATGCATTCATCACAACAGTTAAAACCAAGGGCTGCGAGCCATTGCCATCTTTCTATACCAGCTTTCTGGTACGTGTCAGATACCGCGTTATTATATGCGTATGCTATTTCTGTTCGTGCAATAAGTTTGCTGCGTGTACGACCAAGGTCGTTTATCTCATTACTAATATCACGTGCTATATTATCAATGCCCTTGCCTTGTCGTATATCATCAGTCATTATCCTTAGTAGGTTGCTTTTCATGTCCTCAGTCGCCTTTGTTACTAGATTAAAATTACGGGTACGAAGGTCCTCGATAGCCTTCTGATCGTAAATACTTAATGCACTTGGTATACGGATACTCTCACGAGTAAGCCTGGGGTTGTTCACTGCTTTTGTTTTACCAGCATGATACGCCAGAGTAATGTGTTTATCAATAACCTTTTTGGAATCAGCATTAATCGTCACATCCGCTATTTGTGTGAGTTTATCCCAGAACTCCCGTAGGAACCCTTTACTGATGCTCGCGTACTCAACATTCATATTGGTTTTGTTTCGTTCGAGCATCCGTAGTAATCCTGGTTCGAGTTTATTATCAAAATTGTTAAATAAACCGTGTAGTTGTTTTTGATACGAGCGTCGTAAACCACCCGTGTGTGTCGCATCCATGAGTTTAACCCGTGGTAACCGCAAATCAGGGTTATTTTTTTTAGTCATAATCGTACCATGTTTGATACACGATAAAATAACCTATGTTGTTACCCTTCAGGGTTACAGTCACATTGTTCTCTTTCATCTTTGCACCCTAAACACTCCGGGCAATTATCACTACCATAGAAACGGTTATGATACGGGCAGTAATCGTAGCTCATTCTTTCAGCAACCCGTCTTTACGCAGGCTTTCTTTTAGTCGTTCATCCTGCTTATTTATCTCCAGTAATCCGAGTAATCGTTCTCGTTCCCATCGTAGTTTCTGTTCTTTATCCATGAGAGGCGTCTTATCAGCAGGTAACGGTTGTTCTACTGGTAATGGCATGAGTGGTTTCTCTGGTGCGTCACCATCAAGGACGATGTTTCCTTTGAGGCTCTGTATACCCTCTTTGAGTATCATCCTGTACTCATCCTCAGTGATAACGAAACGGTCTATCGCCATGCTCGCCGCCTCAGACCGCATCTTGAGGATGTTCGCCTCACTCGTCTCATCAATATAGATCGGGTTCCATACGATCTCATAATCCTCGAAACTACTCCCATTCTCACGTAATACCTGGTTGTAGATATCCTCGATGACGGGTGTGAACACGAGTTCCTGTAGGTTAATGATGTTCTTGTAATAATCCGCTAGACCAATCTCACTACCAGTGAGTTGTCCTGGTTGTACACCAGTCAGGATATGTTGCGGCATGTCGAGTGTTGCTGCGATGTTAATGAAGAAATAATCATAGTAATCCTTTGGTTGCATCGCCACAGGATTATGTACCTGCCAGGTGATATTCTCATCATGTATCTGCACGTTACGACGTTTCACTGTTTTCTCCGCTTCTTTCAGATCAGTCGTGTTAGCACCAGTGAGTGTGACATCAAAGACACCTTTACCAGCCCATTCGATGAACTCTCCGAAGTACGTGTCAGCGTTCATCTTACTTCGAAGTATACGATTGCAGGTGTAAATATCGCTGATTCCGAATAGGTATCCTGGGAGTCTTTTTTTGACAATATGATATAATCGGTTCGGGTGGATGTACTCTTCGCTACCCTTTTTTTTACTGGCTTTGTACACATAATACTCTGTGTCCCCTATGTGTTTGGTTTTTTCGATGTACTCGGCGTTAATAACCGTGATATTACGGAGTGGTGTCTGCGGGGTGTCATCTTCTTTCGTGTTATCTGGTAGTTCATCATAGTTTTTCTCTAGGAAACCATCACCATAAATATTACAGCTGATACCGGTTTGTTCTAGTTTGTATTTCAGCTGACTGTTTTTGTTGAACTCGTCGATGAGTTCTTGGTCATCCTCGTCTACCTCGAGGTCCTTATCCTTATGCTCAACGGTCCAGCCTTCTCCGAAGATATCCTTGTTTTCCTTCCATATGCCTTTGCGTATCATTGGCTCAAGTGTAGCGATACGCCCTAGATCAGACCGTGATAGTGAGCCAGCATCAGCGTGTTCGTTCTCCCCGAAATACCATTTCTTTTTCTCAACCTTCAACGGAGTCTGTTGTAACTCTAGCACGTGTTTGTAGAAAGGACTCCATACTTTGTCTCTTGTGAGCTGCAGTAAGCTCATAGAAATTAACTCCCCATCCCCATTTTTTTTAGTTATAACAATATTTTAAAAGAATGTAATAACGGTTAATATCATGTAA